GTAGCTCTTTAACTACCTGACCTCCTTCAGTTGTTAGTGTGACATCATAGTATTGTTTATTGGTAAACCCTGCGTGTACGCTACCTGCAATTCTACCTGTAAGATTTGCTGTACTGCCTATACCTTGGATAAGATAATGAACTGCTTTAGAAGCGTAACCTATTTTAATGACCTTATTAAGCATAACAAGGCCTATGTGATATGTTATTTTTGAAGTGTGTCATGACTTTCCTTTCTGTTTATGTACAGATATAAAGAGAGCCATGACGCACCTATCCTACAAGGGATGCAAATTTGTAGTTTAGGTGTTAATTCCTTAGAAATAAGGTTATTTATAATGTATGTTAATATGACTCCAATCATACCTAAACATAATTAAATTTAAATTAAATATCAATTAAATTTTCACAACTTTATATAATTTATTTGTTACATAAGACAACTTTACCTAAGTTTGAATGAGGTGAAATATGAATAAAAAACAAATATTACTTTGGTTAAAAAAGACTGCAATTCCAATGACTGTTATTTCTGATCGTACAGGTATTAGCACAAATACATTGTATTCTTGGCGTAATTCCAAAACAAATATAAGGACTACAAACATGGCTAAACTTGTTGAGCAGTATGGTGATCAAATCAACAAAAATGATTCAGATGTTTTTGGTGATAACAGTTACAAAGATGATTTAATTAAACTTCAAAAAGAAAAAATTAAATCATTGGAAGAACGTATATCGTTGTTAGAATCTAAAAAAACAACAGATAGCAACGATCAAGAACCTGCTCCTCCAGATAGATATCATTGTTATATAGAATTTAAATTATATGTTAGCAAAGATGGTGTAGGTAGACAGGTTAAACATTTTGAAGGGTTTAAAATGGCTGAAAAATGGATGGGTTACAATAAACGAGAATGGATGGATATACTTGAAGTAGATCAAGTCAATTCTGGGATAATGTCATCTGCTTTACGTGTTCTGCATACAAAAGAAGAAGTAGAAGAAGCTACACAAGCAGAAGAAAGTATGCGTTTGTTGTACAAGAATATTGCTAATACTACCACTACATGGTCATCTAGTGATAAAGTTAAAATGTTTGTTCACAAAAATCAGGATTTTGTTCCTTTACGTTTATACGATCATATTCATTGGCCAACTATGACTAGAAAGCAATACTGGGTATTTATTAATGGAGAAGACGTCGTATAAGCGTAGCTTATTCCTTTTCTTTTAAAAAAAATAATAACCCCCACATTTCTGCAGGGGCTATTATCACAAGGAGATATAATTACTGTTTCTGTAAGATACCAAAACTAGCTTTATCACCATTTTTAGCTTTATAAGGATGTTTTAGACCTAGTATATAATTACTGCCTAAAAACTGTTCAGCTAAGTCTTCAGCTAATTCATGGATTGCATCATCTCTATCAGCTATCTCTATTTTGCTCACGTCAACCCAGAGATTCATAAAATATTCATCGTCCCATTTATTATCTATAGCGTCAAAATCTAGATCCTTTGCTACAGGATCATATTTTACACTTTCATCTTTTGCTGATCTATTTATCCACATATCGACTCCTTGTTTTTCTTTACGTTCCTCTACTTTTTTAGCTATAATGTCTTTCATAGCATTAGCTAAAGCTGTACCAATATGTTCTGTTTTGTTACTACGCTTACTCATTAGTGACTCCTATTTGTTTTGTTATTGATTAAGCTATAATTAAAGAGAACCTATTTATAGGGAATATTCCCAAGACTATTCCTTGAGTATTCCCATAGTATTCCCATATATTTTGTTTTTAGTATTAAAAGAATTATTACCAAGGGATGCCTGACAGCCATTTTTAGACAGGATTCCGAGTACTCACGCTACTAACCCTTGGATTTTGATAGTTATGAGCTATCTGAAAATTTGCCCCCAAACCTCATTAGAGGGAATTTTAGAGGGGGACTTTGGAAGTGAATACATACATCTGACTCCAACAGATCGTAACGGAGCCACCTAGCAAAACCCCTTTAACTAGGTTGCGTTAGATATGTATTCGTATATAAAGAGAACCAGTATTAGAAAATATCATATGGGTCTTTGACTACAAGACCATCATAATCAGTACATGTACCTGTTTTTATTATTTTTAAAGCATTCTTTAAAGCCTCAATTTGACCATCTTTATAATGTTTATACATTGCTTTTATATGTTTAGGGGATCTACTGTGTTGATTGTTGAGGTTTTGACGTTCATACGCCAAGATTAATCTTTCTATTTTTTGTTTAAAGCTCCAATGTCTCATGTTAACTCCTTGGTGTTTAATTGTATTTAAAGAGAAAGGGAGAATGAACCTCCCTAACTCTTTTTTAACAAAATAGTTTTATATAATGCAACTAACGATGGATCAGTTAGTTTTTCTAAATCTATTTCTAATTGTTGTTCATAGATATAGCGTCCATCATTCAACATACTTTCTGTAAAAACTATATTATCTATTATATCGTTTATAATAAAAGCTTTCATGGTCTTATGAGTTTCTTGTTCTTTTTTAGATGGATTATTTAATTCATATCCAGAATTCATTGTTAACTCCTTGTTGTTATTGTTGTTTTTTAACTAAATAAAAAGGGGGGACGAATCCCCCCTGATCTGTAACTAACCCTTATTTCTTTGTGAAGCCATACCATGTTTGAATTCTGTTTTAATCTCTGTTAAAGTAGATTTAAGTGCAGGTTTGACTTTCTTTGAATTATTTAGGGTTTTTTGTACGAGTTTGCCTAGTTTAAATGCTATTGGCATGATAGTCTCCTATTGTTAGTTATAATTAAAGAGAAAGGGGACTTGCGTCCCCTATATGTTAGAATGGTAAGTAATTGTCTGAGTCTTTGGATACTTTTAGCAAGTGATCTATGTTGTCTATTCCCTCTAGTTTAAGAAAGTCTTGATTTAAGGAATTGATCCATGCTTGGCATAGTTCTTCTGAAGATATTGAGATCTGTGAGTTTACGTGGAAAAGATTTAATGTTTTCTCAAAGTTATCTAATTGATCAGCATCTAGTGATTTTTTCCATGTATTGAACAGTTCTTGAGATGATGGGTTTTCAACTGGTATTTTATATTCGTCCATTGATTCGTAGATCTCTGATACGTAGTGGAAGTTGGCGAATTTCAACGCAACTGTTGCTAGTAGATAAACTGATATGGATAAGTATAGTAATGTTAACATGTGTGTCTCCTTGTAGGTTAGTTACTCTTACGTAGTGTAAGGATTTCATATATAAAGAGAGAGAGGGTTATAAAGATTATGTATACTGTGTGTGTACTGGATGATAGAACGAACTGAATCAATGAACCCAACCTAATACAACCCCAATACCCTGATGAACAGGGGGGTAGTACTAAGGTAACTCTCTCACTCCCATTCTAGACATAGTTTGTTCTAGAGTAATCAGGGAACTAATGTTACATTTCTACGTTGACTATTATATAGGTGTTTACGTACATTCAGTTAAAGTGATACATGAGATGGATAAAAAGTACAAGTTGGAAGTGTTTAACATGAATACAGGTAAATGGGAAGATAAAATGGTAACAATAGCAGAACTGAAAGAGTTGGTTGAAGCTGAAGATCACCAGTTAGAAAAGATACAAGCAGAGTTTGAGATAACGCAGAAAAGTATCGCAATGCAATTGGGTATGAAAGAAGATCCCAAGAGTAAGGATTAAGTTATATAATACTATAAGAGATACTAGTACTATAAAGAGTACCTAGTACTATATAACTACTAGTACTAGTATATAGTACTATATAACTTTAAAAATAATATATGATGATTGGAGTCGCAATACTATTTTTTATAAGTAGTCTTATTTACTGGTATATCGTTACGACTATGCGTCCTAAATGATAGAAATCCAGCGAATATACAACAGAAAAAAACGTTCTTTTAAGATTTACCCTAAATCTGAAGCTACTATGAAGTATATCTACTGGAAAGAGGCAGATATTGGCGAGTGGGCCCTAACAGATGATGAGTATGTGTGTGAATGTCTTGATCGTAAGACGTATACGGACAAAAATGGTGGCACAAAGACGTATGTAAAGCTGTCAGGAGGCGTGGGATGGGTAGCTCCTAGCAGTAAAATACAATTTGAGCTGAATCATGCGTACAATACGTACACAAAGACGAAGCCAGAAAAGAATTGGGATGATTATGAAGTAACATCTACCAGAGGTAAGAATACAATAAGCACATATGCACAAATGATGTTAAATGGTGGGGTAGATATGGGCAAACTGGCAAAGATATACAGACCAGATGACAAGATACCAGAAGCAACAGTACGAAGATTCTTAAAACAGAAGAAGGTAAAGATGGCAATTGAAAAAAAAGTAAAAGAAATTTTATCAGAAAAGAGTATTAACAAAGAATTTGCTATAGACAACCTATTGGTAGCGTTAGATATGGCACAACACAAAGGTGACGTTGGCAACTTCCTCAAAGCTAACGACATGGTTATGGATCTGTTAGAAATGAAACCTAACAAGCTCATAACAACAGACTCAGTTGAGTTAATTGACACCACTAAAATCCTTGACACTATTACTGCTGAAGAAAAAAAGATGAAACTACAACGCAAGGAAGAACGAGATGAACCCAGAGAATGACGCACAAGCACAACAGTTAGAAATTGCTATACGAGCTTTACATGTAATAGCTGTAATGGCAGAGATGGAATCAAAGCAAATAAGCGAAATTGCTTTAGATGCTTTACGAGAGATGGAGACATATGGTTTGATGTACGATATGTTTGAAGATGAAGACTTTTAGTGTTTGAATACTGCCCTAAAATAAAAAGATGCTGTGGGTTTGCAGGATATGTGGGATTTAACCTGCATTGTGGCATACAGACAGGTAGTTTAAACGAAACAAACGTAGACAACATGAAATCATGTCCTAAAGACAAGAGAAAACGTAAAAGACGTAGATGAAAGATGAATCTGTATGGATTAGCACACCAAAAGGTGGCTTGGTAAAAATGTATTATAATTTTAAAAAAGCATTTATCAAATCATACACTAGAGGTGGTATAGCAGAACTAAGAAAATGGGGATGGGATATTGAAAAAAGAAACTAGACTGCTTATAAAGAAATTAAAGCAGAACATGATACTATTTGGTAAAGTTACAAACCCTAATATGTTTTCTGTACCTTCGCCAGAATTTCATTACAAAATAGCTGAAGTTTTAAGCGATAACAGCAAAAAACAAGTAAACATAATAGCACCTAGGGGTCATGCTAAATCTTCGATTGTAGGGGGTGTTTATCCCCTTTATCACATACTCCATGAAAAAGGTAACAAGTTAATTGTATTGGTATCTAGAACTCAAGATCATGCTATCAAGTTACTGGGTACAATTAAGGATACTTTGGATTATAGCCAAGAATTACGTGCTATTTACGGATACTGGGGTCAACATAGTGCAAAACAATGGTCAAAATCTGAAATAGAGTTAAAAGATGGCAGTATGATCATATGCAAAGGTACAGGTCAGCAGTTACGTGGTATTAAAGTAGGATCACAAAGACCTACGCTAATTATTGTGGATGATCCTGAAGATGAAAACAATACCAAGACAGCAGAAGCTATGGAATCCAATTTACGTTGGTTATTACAAAGTGCTATCCCATCATTAGACCCTATTAAAGGCAAATTAGCTGTAATAGGTACACCACAGCACCAAAGATGCATGGTTGAGGTATTAAAAGATATGAAAGGCTGGACAAATATGCATTTTGCTCCAGATATGGATAATCAAGTTGCGTTATGGGAAGAATGGCAACCTATTAAAAAACTTCAAAGAAAAAAAGAAGAATTAGAGTCTATTGCTAGAGTATCTGTATTCTATAGAGAATATCTATGCCAGATTATTGGAGATGAAGATCAATTATTTAATGAAAAATATTTTAAGTATCATGATTATGATTATACCATAGATGCAGATGGCAATCACTTCTTAACTAAAGAAGATACCCCTTCCATACCAGTAAACATATTTATGGGCGTAGACCCAGCTTCTTCAATACGCAAAACTGCAGATTATTCGGTTATTATGCCTATAGCTGTAGATAAAGAT